TGACAAGTCAGAGTTCGATGCAGTATCACCATTGCTTGATGACGATGATGCACTTGAAGCATTATGGAAGAAGCAGTATTCACTTGCTGCTGTTACCGCACCAGACCAATTCAAGTCATATGATGACCTGAAGAAGCGTTTGGACTATGTTTTAGGACAGAAGCAACCTGCACGTCGTATAGACGAAGAGGTAGCAGAGGAAGATAACAGTCGTGGTTCTTATGCACCAGACTTCAATGCTCGTAAAGAGCCTGTGCTTGCTGCTCCTGTAGCATCACAAAGTTCAGATGAGGATGATGCTCTTTCTTATTTCCAAAAACTTGCAGAGGAATAATTAGGAATATAATCTAATATTTTCCCCTCTTACTAAGGTTTCACTCAGATACTGGGTGGAACCTTCTTTGTATAACATGGATTCTTCTATATCATTTAAAATGACATTTATATAATCTGCCTTTAGAACATAGATATTTCTCTTATTATCTTCAATTTTGTTTTCGTAGGTATAATTGGTTATTTCAGTTGTTATACTTGACGCAGTAGTATATGATTCAAGGTCTGCATCATAAAATTCAATAGAATAGTTTTGAGGTACTTTAAGTCCTTTTGGTACAATAATAGTCTTGGCAGTATTTCTTACTTCTGTAGTCTCATAGTGATGAACACTATGAATTTCTTCCTCACTTCCATATTTGTTAATTAGAAAATTATAGAATGATTGATGATCAAGAGGCCATTCAGTTTGTATATTAGTAATATTGTTGGAAAGAAGAATCACCCAATCTAAAGTTTCATCTTCATATACATCAAATGCCACATTATCAGGGCGGTCATCACCGACAATTTTATATTGTGTAAAATATGTCAAATTATTAAAAATATCATTCTTCAATTTACCTCTTTTAAAGAGGTTTTTTACTTTTTGGTACTCTGAGATTTTTTTAGTATCAGCAGTTCGACTGACATATTCAAAATCTGGAATGTTACGGAAATAAGCTGGCATTTTAGTATCCTATTACTTGGTCTCTGTCTTTATCTAATTCACTATAATCACTATCATATATAGGATCAAGTTCATTGAATGCTAAAGTAAGTTGATATGCTGCCATTGTTCTATATGGATCTTCATAAGTCATATAGGTTCCATTAGGGGTGTATCGGACATTGCATGAAGTAAGAGCACATGTTTTAATAAGATTGATTGAGGGATGTACTATTTCTTCTCCTTCAGTATTAAAGGTTTGATATTGTATGTCAAAGATATTGGGTGCTTTAAGGAAAACATTAGAAGAAGATGTTTTAACAGACATTCCTTGTTTAAAGAATCTAAGAATTTTTCTTACTTGATCTGCTTCATCTGCATCTCTTGGTGATAGTGTAAATGCAAATGCAAATGCTCTTAACTGAGGACCACCAAAAAGCATTTCTAAGTTTGGGTTTAGAATCGCACCAGTTGTTCTTGATAATAAGCCTTGAGCACCAACTGCTGATTGTGCAAGGTATACATTAATAGCAGATGAAAGATCACTTCCTACTGTTCCTTTTGCTAATTGGTTTTTTATCTCTTGTATAGCACCTCCACCTGCACTAAAAGCATCACCCATTTTAGTGCCATTCCTTACTTCTTGAAAGATACCCATAGCTCCTGCTCCTGCAAGTGCTTGAATGGGATTAAGAGTTGTCCCATCCCATTTAACAGCATTGGTATCTTCAATTCCTGAGACGACGGGAAGAGTGACTGAACCTCTTACTTTTTTGACTTTTCTTTGGAATGTTTTTTGTCCTGCTGAAATAGTTGCATCTATTTTCGTTCCTTCACTATATTTCTGAGTGAATTTAACTCTATCTTGTTTATTAGATTTCAAATCCTCAGGATAAGCGAAATGTCCATATTGTTTTCTAAATCTTCTTCCGTCGATTGATACATCTATTGTTGAGTTTGTAAGTTGGAATGTTGTTTTATCTGCTTCGTCCTCTTTCTCACCAGTGCCAATAATTTGATCTCCATCTGCTGTTGTAATATTAATAAGAGCTTGATTCCCATTTCCTGCTCTAAGATTATATGTTTCTTGTTCAGATGCAGTTAAACCTCCAGGTTTGATGTTATTTGCTTGACTTTTTGTTTGTTTATTAACTTTATCATAATATTGTCTTTCTGTATCATTTTCATTATCATTGAATACTAATGCTCCAATCTTATTTCTTGTTCCTATCTTAGTGGCATTATCTAGTGTGCAACTGCCAAATGTAGGACATCTGTATACCTCCACTATAAAATCTTTTTTACCATCGTCACTCTGTGTTTCTATAAGATTAGTGGCATATTTATCACTCTTCCCTCCATCAATCAGACCACTACCAGAAGCCCCTTTAAATGTTATAGTTTTTGATTTACTAAAAGACATTATATTATTTTTTAGTTATTTATAGAGTCGTAAGGAAATAGGCATATGATATATCTTTTAAGTCATTTATTTCACTGGGTCGAACCACATAGAGGACTCCTCCAATCTCTTCCCATGTATAGTTTCTAAACTTACCCCAGTGATAATTGAGGCCTCTGAATCCCCATCTTTGTATATCAGTTACTGCAACAAGAGGATGTTGATCATATTGCATTCTGCGAGTTTTAGCAGTGTAGATGAATGTATAATATTGCCCTACATCAGGCACTACTTCTACATCTTTTAATGTATCCATGATAAGAAGCATCATTTCTTCAGGATCACTCATCTCCTTCAATTCATCCATAATAGGTGCAATTCTGTTATCACCTACCTGTTGTTCATATTGTTCAAAGTAACCTTCTAATTCATCTGCCATTATATATTCCTAGTTCTTGTTCGGTAATAATTTTAAATTCAATTTTTCTATCATTACAAAACTCTCTTGCTGCTTTCCATTTAGCTGTATTAACAGCATATGTTTTGCATTCATAGAGATATGATTGAGTCACTTTTTTTCTTTTCTTGGGAGGTTTAGTTTGTTTTTTTGGTTTTACCTCAATAACATATGTTTTAATTGATCCATTACTTTCTTTGACTTTAATAAGAAAGTCTGGATAGTAACGATGAACCCGATTATCAACAGGAGAACGATAAGGAATATAAAATTCCTCACTTCCCCATTCGAGAATATTCTCATTCAAATCGCAGTAGTTACAAAATTTGGTTTCCCAAGTACTGCGACATATAATATTGTTGGTATTTCCCTTGTATTTTTTGGGAAAAGAGGGTCTGAATAAACTCTTTTTACTTTCTCCCATTATACATAATATATCAG